CTTAGAAATGATCTATTTGACAATATGCTCAAAGACGAATTGGTAACTATTGAGGTGTTAGAATGAAGTGCTTTTTAATCGCTATAGCATCGAATTTAATCCCGGTGTTATTCTTTGCATGGCTACACTTTAGAAACAAGAAGAAAGAGCGTAAATCAATAAGGGAAGTATTGAGAAATATAAATGACTAACTGGCACCCAGATTATAAGACAGAGTTCAAGCGTAGGCGAGATATGCTAGTCTATTATATGAATAATCCAGGTGAGATTAAGAAGATAAAGAAGTATTACAAGACTCACCCGGTGGACTTTATACAGGATTGGATGATTACTATTGATCCAAGGAATGCAGGTATAGGAAGCACAAAACCTGCACTGATGCCCATGATATTATTTCCTAGGCAAAAAGACTTTGTCGAATGGTGTGTTGAGCGAATGATGGCACAACCAGGAACTCCTGAAGCAAAGGGAGTAGCTGAAAAGTCAAGGGGTGTTGGTTTGACTTGGTTAGGTTGCCATTTGTCTATTTGGATGTTAATATTTTATAGTGATTTGGTTGTTGGTTGGGGTTCTAATAAATCCGAATCAGTTGACAAGATAGGTGATAGAACTACCATATTCGCAAAGCTCAACTCAATACTTGAATATATGCCTAATATATTTTTACCTAATATAAGAGCTATTAAGATGCTTATTGAAAATCTTGACAATGGTTCGACTATTGTAGGTAAGGCAGGTGATAATATTGGTAGGGGTGGAAGGGCTTTTTTTTGGTTTAACGATGAAGAGGCTCACTATGAACACGCTGACATAAGATCCGCAGCATTAGCAGAGACCACGGATCACACGGTTGGGATTTCAACACCTAATGGGACCGGCACGCTTTGGCACGAAACAATTAAAGATAAGATAACACCTGTATTTAGATTCTCATGGGAAGACGACCCTAGAAAGACTCAAGAATGGCACGACAATTTAAAAGCTGAATATGAAGGCAAGGGCATAGGATGGGTATTTGCTCAGGAGTATGATCTTAATTACGCAGGATCGGTCAATATGCTTGTTATTCCTTACGATTGGATTGAGGCAGCTGTAGGGTTGCATGAAGACTTTGAATTTGAAGACTACTCAGAAATTGTCGATGCTGGAATGGATATTTCAGACGGTGGTGGTGACTTTAATTCTCTAGCAATGCGAACAGGTCCAATACTTTATTATAATAAAAGATGGGCTGGTAAACCTGGAGAGGTTCATATTTCTGCGAAAATAGCTTTTAATGAATCAGTTTCTAATGGTGTAAACTTCTTTAAGTTTGACAATATAGGCGTAGGTTCTCAATTTAAGCATGAAATGGATGTATTATTCGATTCTAATGAGAATGTAGAACGGTTTAGGGTGCAGGGTTGGAACGCTGCAAATAAGGTACGCAATCCGTTTAAAAAGTTTATTGATAATATTAAAAATAAAGACCAGTTTGCAAATATTAAAGCTCAGGAATGGTGGAATTTAAGACTAAGGTTTTTAAATGCTTATAGGTTTAGAAAGAGCAACGGATCTTTACCTTTCACACTTGACGAAATGATTAGTATAGATAGGAATATTGACAACCTTAATGGCATTACAGGTCAGCTTTCACAACCTACATTTAGACTTAATGAGAGAGGTCAAATAATCATCGTTAAAACTCCTGATGGTAGTTCTTCACCGGATGATGCAGAAGCTATCATGATCTGCTTTGCTAAAGGTAAAAACATTGACAAAATGGGTATGGCATTATAAAAGACTTGACAATGGAATGAATATTGTTTATTATTCCTGAGTACAACGACAAAAGGTATCAAAATTAAAACACAAACTTACATATCTATACTTAGGGTAGCTTAAATCCTTTTGTCGGGTCTGCATTTGCAGATTAAGCTATTCTTTTATAGATTCATGGAGGTTTTATAATGAAAGAATACGTAAAAAGATGTATGCGATGCTTCCCACGGAGCTTTATAACTGGTCGTAATGAATTGATAATTGAAGTGGAATTTAATACTTATTTTAGGCTTGAAGATGTTGGGTCTGAATTTCAATTAAAATGTAAAGTAATAAATTGGTGTTCGAGATCTGATCATAAAGGTGGTACTAAGAAGTCACAGGATTTTATACTTAAAGGGATAAATGAGTTTCTAGGAACTAGATTTACTAAAGAAGATATGGATAATATCTATACACCACTTGGAAATGCCTGCAATAATTACCTTACAGAAAGATTCATTGTCAGTAATTATGATATGAGTTTATTAAATGACTAAAATAATTAAACCATTATATTTTCCACACGATCAAAGAGCAAGTGAAGATCCAAAGATTAAAGCGTTATTATCTATTTGCGGAGCTGAGGGTTTGGGTATTTACTGGATTTTAATTGAAAATTTACACTCTAAAAAAGATAATATAATGAAGCAAAAAGAATATGAATATATTGCACTTGCTCAACAAACTTTAACGACCGTTGAACGAATAAAAGAAGTCGTTAATATAATGATAAATGATTGTGAGTTATTGGTCGAAAATGAAGGTGTTATTTATTCTGAAAGAGTTATGGTTAATGTTAGTAATATGAATAAAACAAGAGAGCAAAGAGTAAATGCTGGTATTGCTTCAGGTATAAAAAGGCAACAAAAAGGAACGACCGCTGAACGACCGCTGAACGAAACCGAACAAATAGAAATCAAATCAGATAAAGATAAAGATAAAGATAAAGAAAAAGAAAAGATAAAAAAATATACAAAAAAAGATTTGATATTTTTCGATTGGTTTGAAACTTCTACTAAGGATTTGTTTTTAGAATTTTGGGATATGAGAGTTAAGAAGAAAGCTCCATTAACAGAGTTGATCACTAAAAGAATATTTAACCGTATTGAAAAACACGCTAACAAAGATTATAAAACAGCTGATGCTATGATAAGTAAATCCATTGATAGTAATTGGACTGATATATTTGAGTTAAATAGTTTTGGCAAAAAAGAAAAGCTGAAGTTTGAAGAAAATGATTCGAGTATTTACTTAGAAGAACATTCGGTTGATGATATATTAAATTCTTTAGAAAAGAAATGTTGATATAACGAACGATTAAAAAAGTGATTGCAGTTTACAAATTGTCATTTTTAATATGTTATACTAATCGAAAATAAAAAACAAAGGGGTAATTATGTTAAGATTTATAATCAGAGAAGCCGAAATGATACCCGATGGAAGTAATGTGGGAAATAAGTACCTGACATTTACATCTGATAAATTAGAGGAAATGGAGTCACTCTTAAGAATTAAAAATAGTTACTTCACTAGGACTATTATTGGCTGTGAAATAATAAATGAAGATAAAGAAAAATAGTTTCGATATAACGCTACAGCAAAAAGACGGCTGTAGTTTACAAGTTGGATGTTTTGATGATGTTGTGCCTAGTTTAATAATATATAAGGAGATACAAAATGAAAGTAATTTCAACAGAAAGATTGCCAATAAAAATGTGGCTTGAAGAAATTGAAGATGGTGCTTTAAATCAGACTAAGAACCTTGCAAACTTACCATTTGCATTTAAACATATTGCTATAATGCCCGACTCACATCAAGGGTACGGAATGCCTATCGGTGGTGTATTAGCAACAAAAGATGTGATAATACCTAATGCTGTAGGTGTAGATATTGGTTGTGGAATGTGTGCGGTTAAAACAAATCTTACTTCAATAACAAAAAATAAACTTATTTTGATACTAGAAGATATCAGAAAAAAAATACCTGTCGGATTTGAACACCAAGAAAGAATGCAAGATGAAAATCTTATGCCATCTCTTAATACATTAGATGGCTTTCATTCAATCTGTTTACAGCAATACGATTCAGCAAGAACACAACTTGGAACTTTAGGCGGTGGAAATCATTTTATAGAGATACAAAAAGGATCAGATAATCATATATGGATAATGATTCACTCAGGTTCAAGGAACTTAGGATATAAAGTAGCTAATCATTATAATAAGGTTGCTGTAGATTTGAATGAAAAATACCATTCAGTTGTAGATAAGAAACAAGAACTTGCATTCTTGCCTTTAAAATCAAATGAAGCACACCAATACAGAAAAGAAATGCAATACTGTATAGATTTCGCATTAGCTAATAGAAAACTTATGATAGGTAATATCTGCGAAATATTCAAGCAATCTTTTTCTGATATTGAATTTGATGAGATAATAAATATAGCACACAATTACGCAAGATTTGAAAATCACTTTAAGAACAATGTGATAATACACCGAAAAGGAGCTACTTCTGCAAAAGAAGGAGAAATAGGCATTATACCCGGGTCACAAGGTTCTAAGTCGTATATAGTTAAAGGACTAGGTAATAAGCAATCTTTCTGCTCATGCTCACATGGAGCAGGTCGGAAAATGGGTAGAAAACAAGCACAAAGGGAACTTAATTTAAAAGATGAACTTAAAATAATGCAAGATATGGATGTGATACACAGCATTAAAAGTGAATCCGACCTAGATGAATCAGTAGGGGCATATAAGGATATTGAAACTGTAATGAATAACCAATCAGACCTTGTGAGCATATTGGTAGAGTTAAAGCCACTCGCTGTTGTTAAAGGTTAATTAGGCACAACATATGAAAAAAATGAGTGCAACGGCTTTTTTCATAGTTGTATAAAACCCTTGACTTTCAAGTAATATGATTATATATTATATCCAAGTAAAACAAATGAGAAAACGAAATGCTAACAAATAAAATCTGTATATTCTGCAATAAAGAGAAAAAAGAAATGACCAGAGTTTTAAATATTAAATTCTATGAAAATTGTGATTGTAAAGGAACTCAGGATCATTTTAAAAAACTTGCAGAAAAAGAAATTGAGAATCAATACAACCAAAGAAAATTCAAAGTTGAAGAAATCTACTCTAAAAGTAATTTGATGCCGGTCCATAGTGATATGTTATTCAATTCATTCGTTGAGAATAAAGATAATAGAAAAGCTTTGGATGGGTGTAAAAGATATGTTAAAGAGTTTAATAAATGTTTTCTGACTGGAATAGGTGTTATCTTATCCGGAGATGTTGGCATAGGTAAAACGCACCTTGCAATCTCAATCCTACACGATATCGTTAATATATATTTAAAGTCTGTATATTTTGTCAAGTCAAGATATTTATTAGATTTAAAGCTTTCTAACAGTCAAATAATAGAAGTTGATTTATTCGTTATTGATGATCTTGGAATTGAAAACACTCATGAACTTCATTCGGATAGACTAGAAAGAGTTATTGAACTAAGGCAGGAAGTTAGAAAGCCAACGATAATAACAACGAATCTAAGCAAGGATGAGATATTAAATAGGTACGGTCGGAGAATTTCATCAAGGCTTTCAGGGAATGGGTTTATAAGTTTTAAAGATCAAGATCATAGAAGTATAAAATAAATAATGGAGAGGGCAAAAACTTGTACGATGTTTACAGGCTGTATTTTGCTAATGTTCAAAGTCGGTTTACGGAAATAAATTAAAGGAGTTAATAATGGAAGTAAGAGCAATGATTGATAAACCTGATAAAATAAATGTAACAATGAAAATAACAATGACAGTAGAAGAATGGCAAGAGTTCGAGGACAGACTAAGGCATCATGGAATATACACTCCACTAATAGAAGATATTTCAGAATTAAGATGTAAGTTAAGAAAAATAGTATATCCACAAGGACAATAGTAAACTGTCTATGAACACTACGAGTAAAAGATCGGCTTGTAGTTTACAAAGGTGTTGTTTACTTGATGTTGTACGATAGTTAAATAAAAGGAGAGGAACATGGATAACCCATTCAGAGTAGCAGACAGAATAAGAGCAGAAGAAATTATAATATGTGCAGCGATTAAAGTAAATGATAAAATTTATTATGGACACAGACATAATCATTGTTTCGCTGCTATAAATGACAACCTATCATGGTCAAGAACAAGAGAACAGATTGGCAAACTAAACAAAGAACAAGGCTTTGTAACTTCTCAGAATAGGTTTGTAGATAGGAAGAAAGGTCTTGAAATAGCATTAAAGAACAACCAAGTAATTGATCCAAGCCTTATTCGTGGTGGTCAGTTATACAGTGAAGATTTATACTAATTTCGTACAACATTTGAAAAAAATGAGTGCAACGGCTTTTTTCATAGTTGTAGCCTAACCAATAACCCAAAGGACACCATGAAAATAATAATTGACATTGACGGAGTGATCAGAAACATTCATGAAAAGATTGTGCAAGTCTGGAATATTTATATAAGCAATTACAACGACCGGATTGAACTTGAAGATATTAAATGCTGGGATCTGAAAAAATGTATTGATGTTGAACCTAGTTTTTTATTCACGAAATATGGAAGGCAAATATTCCTCAATGCAGAACCATACCGGGAATCAATCGAAGCTTTAACCTGGTTAACTACACGCCATGAAGTCATTCTCGTTTCAAATCAAATCAATACAGAAAATAAGATCTTCACTACTCAATGGTTAAAGAGCTACGGAATTGAGATAATGGTCAGTGAGATAATTTATACCGGAAATAAAAACGAAGTCAAAGCAGATGTTATCATTGACGACTATCAAGACAATCTTGAGAATCACAATGCAAAGCATAAATTTTTATTCGATCAACCGCATAACCGGACCGTAAAAGATTTTCAAAGAGTATTTAATTTATTCCATTTCATACACGAGATAAAAAAACTTTCGATTTAGAAAAGAAAACACTTGACAGTTAAGTATTCTAGAGTTATATTGTATATAGAAATTAACTGAAACAAAGGGAGATACAAAATGCTTTACGAAATAACATCACAACAATATAACACAGCAAAAACAAACTGCATTAACGCAATGACTGAAAAATCATTGACTTATAAAATCAACAATGATACAAAAGATGTTGTTAATTTTGTTTTATGTGAGATTGGTCAAGGTAATGACACTGTAAATTCAATTATTGAGTACATTGTAAATAATACGTATGAAACTTTTTTAACTACAAATTTAACTATATTACAAAAGCAATCTGAACAATATTGTGGGTTATAAAAATGAGTGTACTATATAATATAAATAAAAAATGTAAATGTTCAATATGTGGAATTGAGCATACTATTGATAAAATATATTATTATGTTGATTGTAATAATAGGGCGATAACTAAAAACTCAAAACCATATTGTTATAATTGTTATATTAAAACTTACGGAAAGAAAGGATAAATATGAAGATAAAAGACTTAATAAAAGAATTACAAATGTATAATCCTGAATATGATGTAGTAAAGTGGACACACGAAAACGTATATACTCCTATAACTGGAATTGGTGTTGGAAAAATTACTAGGAAAGAAAATGAATATACTTGTAGGTTTTATGATGAATCTGAATGTTATAGATCTGAATGGAATGCAATAGAATTTCACTTATAAGGTGTAAAAATGAGTAACAAACTAAAACAAACGGAGAAACAAATGAAACTACATGAAAAAATCAAAGTCGCAAACATGCTACTTGACGAAGCAAGACCGGAAATGCAGGAACTACGCAAGAAAGTAATGTTCGGGGATGTTAATGATCCTAAGCTTAAGTATGAAGATGTTCAACAGAACTGTGATGAAATAGATATTATAATTCTGATGCTTAACAAGATGGAAGATAGAACTAAATACATCCAAGGGGTTGAAGATGTCAAATCTTAAAAAAATATGTATAACAAGCTGTGAAGATAATTATAACGGTCGCTGTGATAACGACCCTGATCACTGCCCCGATGGGGTTTGGGAAGACAATCCAGACTATGAAGAAGAAAATGAGGAAAGCAACTACGATCAAATAATCAAAGAAGGCAAACACATTCAGAGTTGTGGTCAAGCAAAGATAAAACGAAACGATCCTTGCCCTTGTATGAGTGGGAAGAAGTACAAACAATGCTGTATTGTTGTTCGTGAAAAAGCCATCTCTGTTATCACTGAAAACAATCTAAGAATCAAAAGAAAGCTTCAAGAGGTTCTGAAGGCAAGAGATTTAAAAACAGCTAAGATAGGAATTGATCAGAAAGGTTCTATATTCACTTACTCACTTGATAAAATACAAGCTTTAAGAGTTGACTATGGAAAACTTCCTTTAGATATTAACACTAGAGAAAAGCAGGAAGTAATAGCGAAAGTTGATATTACAAAGATTGATGTTAGAATCTTAGAAAGAGAAAGCATAAGAAATTTAATAGAGAAATAACGAGGTGGAATCATGACAACGATAATTGTAGTTCAATTTATAATAATTGCTCTTTTAATAAGAAGCCGTATAATTACCAGTAGGGAGTTTGATATATACGTAAAAGAAGTTAGCGAAAAAATAAAAAGAGTAAGCAAAATAAATGTCTAAAAGAATACTTCAAACATATTTCGTATGGATAGCACCAAGGCTTGTGTTGAGTCACAAGCTCTCCCCAGAGATAAGCCTATCCAAGCGATCAAACGAATCTGAGCAGTGTGATAATGTCATGCAGAGAGACTACGGCTGACATAGCTAAAAGATTCACGTCATAATTTAAAGTTTATTGATTATAACTAACAGAAATTTTAATAATATGATTTATAATTTACTTTTAAAGTCCCTCCATCCAAGGGGCTTTTTTTATTTCTTTGACCTTGTGTTGTATTTTCAACAAATATTTAGTATATTTTAATAATAAATTCAAGGGGTTGCAATGGCTTTCTTAGCTCAAAATGATGCAGGTTCAATAGACAACGCAAATAGTCACGTTACAGTTGCGGAATACACGACTTACTTTACGGATAGAGGAGCTACTCCAGGTGAATCGGATGCTGAGATTCAAGTTGTTTTAATTAAAGCTACAGATTTTATAAATATTGAATATAGATATGTTTCAACTCAAGTCAACGAAGATCAAGGCACGGTGTTTCCTAGAGACTATGTTTATGATCTTAATGGCGTTCAAATCGAAGCCATACCATTGCCGGTCAAATATGATACTTACGTTCTTGCAAAATGGCTTTTAGATAATCCAGGAGAAGAGCTTTACGACAATATTGATGGTGATAGTGCAGGGGTTAAGAAGTTCAAAGATAGTGTTTCTACTGGATTGTTTGAAGAGAAGGAATATTTCGGTTCGGTCAAATACAACTCCAAAGTGATTGGCTTAGCTTCAAATATTAAGCGGTCAGGGTATCTAATAGATTTATCGTCTTCACAAGGGAGTTTATACATTTAATGGCTACTAAAACAGACTATGGAAAGAAGCAAAGAACAACTGAAAGACTTATAACTAAGTTCGGTTTTTCAAGTTCCGAGTGTACCTTAACACAGCAATCAGGAGCACAGGCAAATCAGTTCGAACCGAAAGCTGATGGAACTCCAATCAATGTTGCAAGTGTTGTTTTGAGTGTTAGTGTTAAAGATATGGATATTCTGCTTAAGAACGATGGTACTTCAGTTCATAAGTATAAAAAAATCCTTCTAAGTCCTTTAAATTTGGCTGTAGAGATTGGAATAGGTGATAAGATTATAACAACTAAAAACGGTATTATTAACACATACAAGGTCTATATGGTCGGAGATGTTACGCCGTATAATTTGACAGCTTTATATAAAGTTTATGCAGAAAGAATACTACATATAACCCCGGATGACAAAAAATAATGACTACTGAAGAATTTGAAATATATATTTATGATTACATCACTGCAAACTGGAGCAATACTGATGCAACTCCGATTAGTGAATATTTGACCAATGATGCAACTCAAGACCCACCAACAATGGATATTAACATAGGTGTTACTAATTCAGATCCGGGATGCTTGGGAACCGTTGGAGTTGATAATAAGAGATATGATATTTCAGGCGGTACGGTAAACTTATTGCTTAAAATGTCACAGCAAATAGGATATATAAAAGGTCCTGCATTGATTCAGAAAGCGATTGAATTATTCAGTAATAAAACATTAAACAGTGGATATATAAAGTTTAGGCCATCCTATCCTTCAGGTGGTGGCACGTTTGACGGTGTGAAAACTAAGCTTGTTATTTGTCCGTTTACAATAGAAACTATACAATAAAATTAAATTTATAAGGAGGTTTTAAAATGCCTGTTTCAACAAAAGCTAGTGATACGCAGATAATGGTACACTTTCCAACTACACCGGGAACTATCGAAGCCAGCCCAACATGGTATGCGGTTCGTGCAACTGGTGAAAGTATGTCAGATAATATTGAGACTACAAAGTCAAGCGAATTTTCACAAAGCAATGCAGTTAAAAAAGTAATTAAAACAGGATCTAATCCAGTAGCCCCTTTCAATATCAATCTTACAGGTGACGCAGTCGAAAGGCTAATACTTGAATGGATTGTTAACGGTGCTTTTGATGCTGATAATATTCTTGACGCTAAGAATGTTAATAAGTGGATGGATGTAAGAAGGGTAATAACCAACGATCAAGAATCATCAATTACTGATACTTTAGGTTGTGTTTCTGCTTCATTTGCTTTCAGCATTGTAGCAAAGCAGTTAAACCTCGCAAATCTTACACCGAACGGAGTTGAGCAAATCATAAGGAAAACTCAACTAGGTTATCAAGACGCTGGAGCTTATGACAATATTTTCGGTGGGAATGATTCAGTTTGGTTAAACACAGCAACCGGATTGCTTTATAAAAAGACCTTAAGGGAATACTCAGCAACTGCGATCAATGCAGGTAGTATTTTTTCAAGTGGTGAGCAATGGTCAACGGTAACAGTTGATCCAACGGTAACAACTTCAACAGCTCAATGGATATTGAATACAGTTAACGGTAAAGTTTACCTTGATGATGGTACTTTAGCACCAGTCTTGACTTTTACATGGCTTCCTTATGCTTGGTTTAATGGTACTGGGATACCTTCAAGTGCTGTAGGTGGTCGCAATTCTCTTTATATTCGTACTGGTGACGGCTCAGAAACTTATCACGGTGATATTTACCAAAAGATTAACCAGGGCGATAATACGAATGTATGGACTAAGATCATGAACTGGAATCTTGAAAGTGTCGGTACTCAATGGTATCAAGATAATACCTTAACAGTAAAGTCAACGAATGCGATTATGGAATTTGCACAGTTAAGAAATGTTATTTTTAATAATGTTTTTGGTACTAAATGCGTAAATGATGTTTCGTTCACTATTGACAATACAGTAACACCTCAAGACGGTACTTGTACAAGTAATATCAATAAAACTTATCCAAACTACAAAGCTATTGACATTTCAAGAGGCATAAGAGAGGTAAAAGGATCTTGGACAGCTCAATTCTACAACAACGAATTTCAGTTATTTAAAAGCTTAGGAACTGATTTTTACACTGAGCTTACAATATCTAATGGAACTCAAGGGTATAGAATCCAAATGTTCCAGGGTGTTTTTGACGGTGGCGAACCTCAAGCACCAAATGCAGAAGATGCTAGCATAATGGAAAATATGACTTATCAGTTACAGGAAGATCCAACAAAGCTAACTGAAATAAGATTTACTTACATTCCTGATATTTCTTTATACCCACCTTTATATTTTGGATGGGTAACAGATCCGGCAAGTATCACAGTTGCAGAGCTTTCTAAAATGTCAAATTATTACGGTAACTTTGAAGTTCCAACAAATCCAGGAACTAAGTATTTTGTAATCCTTTCGCCAAATACAGAGCCGGATATTGACGAACTGATCAACAACGACACTTATATAAATGAGTTGTCAAGTTATGCTTTAAATCCAGCTAATGCTTTTGCAGTTGGGTCAGTAACTTACAACGTGAATGAAAGTGCTGATACTTCAATAGTCCCAACGGCAGGAGATATTTTTATAATTAACAGAGCATAAATAAACAGGGAGTTTAAAAGCTCCCTTATTTTAATTCAAAACAAAGGGGTATAAGATGTCAGATTCAAAAGTAACAAAAGCAATAATTTATCATGAGCACGGAGAGATTGAAGTGGAATTTGATTCAACAGATGTTCAGATGAGTGTAACAGTTTTAGAAAGAGATGGCAAAGTAGTCGCAATAATTCCTTTTAATTATGTCATTGCTGAAGTAAGAGAAGACAGTAAAGTTTTAATAGTCAATCAAGATTCAAAAGCTTTAATTGATGCTTTGAACACACCTGAAGCAGAAGCGATAATAATAAAACACATGAAAAAAGGTTTTTCACTTAAATAAATAAACAAAGGGGTATTAAAATGAAATTTCAATCAATCAACAAAGCGTACGGTGTAAGTCCAAAGATTTTAAAGTCTGGAAAATGGCTAACAATTCCTGAAACAAATATTGATTTTCTTGTAAGACCGTCAACGCACCATAATAAAGTTAAGACGGCACTTGCTTTAAAAATGAACATGAAGAAAAAGCACGGTGCAGGGTATGAGGATAGAATGTACTTTGACAAAGCAGTTCAGGAGGATTTAGCAATACTACTTGTCGATGGTGAAGTAATAATCGACTGGAGATATACGGACACTAAAGACCATGGTGAAGATTCTGAATTATCAGTGAATGATATTGTAGAATTATTTGATTCTGCTCCAGAAGCCGTAGTTTTAGTAATGATGTATGCGGTCAATATTAAGAACTTTCAAGTTGTAGAAGATGGTGAACTAAAAAACTAATAGACGGCTTTATATGGAACTTAAATTATGGATCTGATGAACAAAACATCGAAGTAATGAAAGCAACATTTCAAAAGATCCCTGAGCATTTAAGAAATAAAGTCGAGATACCTAATAGAATGATGTTGATATACGGAATTTTTATAGAGTGTGATCGATCAAGAAACTGTTTGATAGGAACGAAAGTAAAAGGTAAAAAGCAAAAGAACGCAAAGATTCCACTACCAATAAAACCAGTTGACATAGAAAACAGAATTGAAAGATACGGATTTAATGATTATGAAGTTGAAGAGATTAAGCAAATAATTTACACAATGGACGGTGAATACATTGCCTGGGATAACGCACAATTTTGATATTATAGCAAATGAGCTAATCGGAATATCTAAGATAATCGAAAAGAACGGCACTAATATAGTCCGTAAGATGGGTGTCGGTATTCTTCAAAGTGTTATTTATGCAACTCCACACGATACAGGAAAGGCAAGGGCAAACTGGCAGGTAACATTAAAGAGGCCAACAAATAAGCAACTTAAGAAAAAAGATAAAGATGGCGGAGCTACTATTGCAAAAGGTGAAAGAATAGCAATAGGTTTTAAGCTCAATGATGGTTCTATTTGGATTTCAAACAACGTGCCATATATAAACAGATTGAATAACGGATGGTCGGATCAAGCAGCACCGGGGTATATTGAAAGAGCAGTTGAAAATGTGAGCTTTACAGGTGGAAGAACCCCTTTATTAAGATAGGATAAATTATGTCATTTAGCAGGGCACATTTACAAGTAACGAGTAGTGGAATTGGTAAAACATCCACAAAGATGCAAAAGTTAGGAGCTTCAGTATCTAAGACATCTAAAAAGATGTTCGGAATGCAAGCAAACATGGCTCCACTGATCGCTGCTTTTGCAGGATTTAAGATAATTACTTCGACTATTTCGACTATTAAAGAATTTGATACTACCATGCTTGAAGTTAAAGCGGTTACACAAGCAACTGCTGAGACTTTTGATGTAATGAGTCAAGCCGCTAGAGATATGGGAGCAACAACTCGATTCTCAGCAGCTGAGGCAGGAACGGCAATTTTAGCACTTTCAAGAGCAGGATTTGCAGCCAATGAAAGTATAGCAGCTTTACCAGAAACTTTAAATCTAGCTATTGCAGGAGTTCTTGAACTTGGAGACGCTGCGGATCTTACAGCCGTCACAATTAGGCAATTTGGATTACAGGCAACCGATGCTGGAAGGGTTGCAGATGTGATCGTTACAACTGCGAACAATGCAGGTACTAATGTTGGTCAACTTGCAGAAGCTATGAAGTTCGCAGGTGCTACTTCTGCGGCAATGGGTTTCACTTTAGAGAAAACCTCTGCAATGATGGGAACTTTCGCAAATGCGGGTATCCGTGGATCGATGGCAGGTACTTCATTTAGAATGATGCTATTGCAAATGGCAAATCCTTCTGATAAATTCAAAGCTGCTTTAGGTCGTATGGGTTTAGAGCTTAAAGATGTTGACATCAAAAGCAATTCCTTGGTTGAAATATTCAGAACTTTAAAGAACGCAGGAATGGGAGCAAGTGAAGCTCAGGACATTTTCGGAACTAGAGCCGTAGCCGCTGCCTTGTCAACCGCAAAACTTAATGATAATTTAGAAGATTTAATAGAGCTTAATGAGAACTCAGAAGGTGCTGCAAAAGCTGCCGCCGATACAATGGATTCAGGTCTTAATGCTGCTTTCCTAAAGCTTAAAAGTGTAACCGAAGAAGTAATGTTGAGTTTGGGAGATGCTGGCTTTACAAGTATTTTATCCGGTGTCGTTGGTGGTTTAACATTAGTAATGTCAGGAGCTAATAAGCTGATTGATATGTTTGGCGAAACTAAAGTAGTGGTAAATACTTCAAGATTAAATTTTGAAAAACTTGCTATAGTAGTTGAAACTTTAGGTAAAAAGACAAACAGAACAAAAGAACAACAAATAGCTTACTCTGATGCTATACAAACAATGCAATCTGAATACCCTAAGTTATTTTCTAATATAGATTCTCAAAAAACTAAATATGAAGCCGTAAATACAGCACTTGAAGCTCAAAGAGATTTGATTATTCAGAACATGGCTTTAGAAATGCAGAAAGAAGAATTAAGTGCATTAGCAAAGCAACAAATAGCATTGCAGATTAAAGAAAAAGATGTAGCTGATAGGTTAAATACTTCTAAGGCAAAAGAAAAAATATTATCCGACGACTTAGAAGATTCAAGAGCTGCTGCAATAAAAAGTATTGGTGAATTAAACAAATCTAGACAAGCCATAAGAGATAGCTATAAGACCGATGCAATTGATGATTACACAGCTTCTCAATTAGCTAGTATATCAAATATGAAGCTTGGAGAAACTACAAACTATGACTTTAGAGATTCCTTTATGGTTCTTGACGGTCAAAAGAAAACATCACTAGATTTAGATAATGAATTAACCGATATTCAAGAACAACAAAACGAACTTACAAAAAAAGCTGAAGAAGCAACAGCTAAATATACAAGTGCTTTAATGGGGTTGGTGGGTGCTAAAAAGAAAGTAGTCAAAGTAGGTGACGAATTCATAGAACCCGAAATGGATGTTTCATTTGTATTCTCTAAAGAAGATTCCTTAATCCCTAAAGAGACCCTTGATAACACAACCGAGAATATTAAAACTTTTGCAGAAGAAAACAAAGATGTCATGGATATTTTCTCAAATAATATCTCAAGTTCTTTAGGCGACCTTTTCACCAATACAGAAACTTCATTTGCAAGCTTTCTAAACTCTGTTACTTCTCAGATAATACGAATGATGACTAATCAAGCAGTTACTAGTTTTATGACTATGCTTGGTGGCTTGGGTGGTGGCGGTTCTAATGTTGCGGGATTTGGAGCTGGTGGAGATTCGGGCGGTTTGCTTGCAGGTTCGCTTGGAGTTGTTCCTAATTACGCTTTCGGTGGTGAGTACAGCTCAGGTACGCCAATGATGAAAAATGAATATGGTTCTGGAGAAATTACCATTCCAAGTTCTAACGGTCGTGTTTTGTCTAAGCAAGATTCAATGGCAGCAGTCGCAGGTCAAGGTGGTCAAGGTGGTAATACTAAAGTTGTTGTCGTGGATTCAAGAGAGCAGTATCTTGAGCAAATGAAATCTAAAGAAGGTGAAAGAATAATAGTGCAATATTTAGGCAAAAATTATAAATCAATAACAGGTTAAAAATAAACCAAATCAGTGAGGTTGAACAAAATGGAAAAGTATATTGAAAAAGAAACACACAGAAAGCTGATAAAAGTTGATGCGATTCAATGGACTGGAGAAAACTTTAAAGAATTAAAAGAGTTTGAAAAATCGGTAGAGATAACAGATATGAAAACAAAGCATATAGTATTTTATCCTTTTATGGACTTAAAGTATAATGCTAGTATCGGAGATTATCTTTATAAAAAAAATAGCTTTACGCAAGTTATGGAACGCCAACATTTTGAAATGATATTTGAAAAAAGAAAAGGATAATACAATAAATGCCATTCGTAAAACCGACAGCTCCAACAGTTAAAATAAAGCTTATTCCTTACAGTCCTCAAGCTGAATTGAATCAATATTTAAGATATAGCAGTTCTGTGTTGCGAACTAAGAAAGGTGACGAATACATTCAGAGAAATAGAACTACGCCACAAAGAAGCTATAAATATACTTACAAAGTTTTCAAAAAAGATTCATTCAGATTAGAAAGCATTTTATTTAATCCTGAATTATTCTATTTACCTATTTGGGATCAATTGCAGATTTACGATGATACTATCGAGATTGGTGACAACTGGATAAATGCAACGACGACACCTTTACCAACCGATGACCTTTTACTATGGTCACAAATGTATAAACCATATCTCGACCCTTCAAGCTCAAATTACTTTATGCGTGACGAAACAGGCGATTATTTTCCACTTAACGGAGAGCCACGACAAGGCAGGTATATAAATCTTACAGCATTAAATTTGAATGTGATTGAAACAAATTGCAAACCTGCCAATATTACACCTACTAATGCTTTTAAATTTAGATTTAAACATCAAGAAAGTACAGGTGTTTATTATATGTGTTCAACTTCGGGAACTGATTTTTTCGCTATATTAAACTCAACATTTGGCAGTTCATTAAGATTTTATTATGGAAGTGGGACTTCAAGTGTTCAGTATTTATGGACTTTATTCACAATAGGTGAATGGTATGAATGCAGAATTGAAAATGATGGTGCAGGTAATTTTGATTATTCAATGTGGACTTTGGCAGGTATCCAAATAAGCACTACATTATCAATAGTAATACCAACGGCTACACTTTCAACTGATAATATCCATCTAAATGTTAGAAGGTCAGGAGGTATAACAACAAATTATTATGATAGCTTACTTTCTTATTATCAAGGTTGTGGTGAAGATTTCTACTTTAATCAAGAAAATGGCAAATGGATTGTTGGAAGTTTAGGCTCAATATTAGAACTTGAAGGAACTATTGACGGCTTAACGCATCAAATTGATAATGACTTAGCAACGGAATATAACGAAAAAGACAATGGCTTCACAATAGCCAACGGAACTACTCAATACACCGACAGCACAGCAACGAACCTATATGAAGCTGATACGATAGTAAGGCAAGACCCTTTAAATCCTACTAAGTCATTTGCTTGGGTTTATGATACAATAGGTGGTTCATTCTTATTCGACGGAGTTAATGACAAGATAGTACCGACAACTAAGATAACAACTTTAGGAACTAAGAAGATAATTCAGTTTACTTATAATAGAAATAGCGTTGCTTATGGTCAGGAAGATTGGTTATTGAATTATACAACCTCAACACAATTCGAAAGCTTTGGGATATTATGGTTTGGTGGGACTGATTACAGGTTTATAAATAGAGTTAAAGCGGTTGGTAATAATGATGCTTATAGCTCTGCATTGCCTACAGCTGATAGTCTTGACCATGTAGTTAAGTTTGTGATAGATAACACAGCTACAGCAGGAAGTAGAACAACTATATTCTTAGACGACATTGATATAACTAATACAGACAATTCTTTAAGCACGGCTTTCACAGGTGTAAATGGTTACGAAATAGGTAATATCTCAAATGCTTATCCAATACCTAATATTTATATAAGTAACATAACAATATATTCAGATATAACCGAAACTACTAAGCTATTATGGTATAAATGTAATGAAGCTTCAGGCAATGCGATTGACTATTCAGGAAATAATAATACCGGCATAGTAACTAATGCGGTTGCAAGCTTTTACAATCAAGTAGATGTTTATAAGCAAGATGATTGTGATTATTTAGGTAAGTGTGAATATCCATTATTGTTAGATGCTGAGGATTGGACCACTTACAAGTTCCCTATATGCCCTGAACTAAAAGCGATTGACTTAGGTTTAACAACGCCGTTCATGTTTACAGGTGAAGTTCCTAACGCTTTAGATAACTCAGATATAGAGCTAAACAGAGACGATATAGTTTTTATCGGTAGAATGGGCAATACTTTAATCACTAGAGATATAATTGTAGGAAAAGAAACATTAACAGGATCAACAACTCCGACACTAACAGAGGTTTTGGCATATGATAGGATAGGAACTTTTACAGCTTCTGGTTATGATTTCATTGACGGTGGCTGGTTATTGCTTTGGATTGATAAAGACAATTATACGATAAAAGAAATTGATACAGTAGTCAGTAATAAGATTATATTTACTGATATTATGACAAGGCAATTTGTAAATCCTGTAATTATTCCGATATTCAAAGCTTTATTATTAGGAACTCCGAGCTGGGAAGTAACAACGAATAATATTTACTTTAACTGTGAGCTTGATTTTAAATTGATAAGCAATCCAGCTTTCGGAACTTACACACCAGTCGAAACTTTTGGTTCTATTATGGTCTTAACTGAAAGTAATTATTATGAAGATAAAACTAAGTCGAACACTTTAAGCACTGGAATGATTGTAAATGATTTCGGGTTCGGATCGATTGAGTATTATAAGAATTATAACCAAAGTATTAATATTAAAAGTTGGGGACTGAAAGCAGAAGGTAGAACTGAAATTGTTAATATGTTAAATCTTATAAATTACATGAACGGACAACAAAGAGCAATATGGATTCCAACACTTCAAAGAGATTTCGAACCTTTAGCAGATATTGCTTCAAGTCAAACGGTTATAAATGTAACTAATAAGGGTCTTTTAGAGTATTTCTCAAGCGATGGATTCAATAGATCAATTATGCTTTATCACGAAGGAACTTATTACTATTCAGAGGTCACAAGCATAACTAAAACAGATTCAGATATTGAGGTTCTAACTTTAGCAACTGCTTTCGGAATTGACATTGATATTCTAAACGATAGTTTCTTTATTTGCTGGATGTTCAAAGGTTGCTTAAACTCCGATCAGATTGATATTAGATATTATAATAAATATGCCTTTGCAATGTTAAATTTTAGAGAGGTACAAGTATAATGACATTTGATACTCAAGAATATTCTAAAAGAGAAAGCCACGCAATATATTTATATAATTTCAGTGACGGTGTGGATAGTTGGTATTATACAAGTGGAACTGAAAGCTCTATGATTTTTGACGGTAAAACTTATTATCCTGCAACTATCGATCACAATCCTATAAATCAATCTCAAAATCCTTACGATGATAAGCTTGAGGTTAATTGTGATACCGGACTTGGAATAATCGCAGATAATATAGGAAGATTCCAAGCTCCTAAAATATGGTTAAATCTTTACAAGATACAAGATAGTGATCCGACTTTATTTAAAAGACTTTGGTATGGGTATATTTCTGATGTTGTCTTGAATGATCAAACTTCAAAAATAATGGTCAGTAGCATCGTAGCAGCTTTAAGCAAAAGAGTTATTAAAAAAGTTCATTCTAATTTATGCCAACACACCTTATATGATAGTGGTTGCACGCTTGATGCTGATTCGCATAAAACAGCGGGAACTATTACAGGAATAACAGACGGTACTTTTATAGGTGCTGTGGTATTCAATGATACTCTTGACAAATATTTAAGTTCTAAAATCATAACCTCAGACGGTGAGGAAAGACAAATTATTTCAGATCCTGGAACCGGGATAGTAGAAATATTAAGACCGTTCAACAAAGCAATTATTACAACTACATTTTTAGTGTATGATAAATGTGATAGGTTGCTAACAGGAAGTTGTACAGGATTTGCAAATACTGATAATTTCTTCGGTAGTCCATATCTTGGAACCAATCCATATGAGAGCTTGGAAGGAGAAACTGGAGCAATTAACCTAAATCCAATAAGCGAGACCTAATATGTGGCTAACGATTCTAAGAACCGCCTTATTTGTTGGTTCGATTATTTACCAATGGGTAACAAAACCTGAAATAGAAAAACCCAAAGATCAATCAAGCGATACTTCTAATTTTCCAAGATTTGAAGATGGCGAGCCAGTTAGTGTTGTTTTTGGGTTTGCATACATAAAAGACCCTCAAGTCGCTTGGTATAAAAAGGGTGCTGCAAATTATTTAGGTGGGGGAATAGAGGGTGTAGTAGGGTATTTGAATACTTACTATTCATTTCAAGAAATACTATGCTTGAGTAATATTGACTCCATTGAGTACGTCTTTTTAAATGGTAAGTCTAACAGGTGTGATTGGAATGGAAATGAGACAACACCTATATACTATGGATGGACTTCTAATGAAAGTGATATTGTAATAGCAAGTAGGTATGGGCAAATATCTGGTGATAAAATAAGTTTTTTTAATTACGGAGATAGGCAAATTGCATTTCTAGATTTAGAATTTGGTGGGGACTCACAAGTTCCTAATGCGTTTCTTGAAACCGCAGATCAGCAAGGGGCTAACAATATACCTGCCAACAGAGGTGTTGTTCAGGCTATTTGGAAAAATAAACTTGTGGGATTGAGTACCGATTTAACCCCACCTATCCCAACTCCCAACCAATACCTTGTCAAAAGAACCGACATACAACACGATGGAACGGCTCAATGGCTACTCCCTAAAGCTCATTGTGGCTATGGTCTTAATGTAGTTCACTGTATTAGAGAACTTATTGTTTCAAGTGTAATCGGTGCAGGTTTGGGTAATTATGTAGATGCTCTTACTAATGACGTAATTGATTCAACGACTTTTGAAGCAGCTGCTAATACTTGTTTTACTGAAGGTATCGGTATGTCATTTCATTATAATAACACAGACGGTACGGTAAAAGATTTAATTGATGCTTTAATGGAGTATGTAGTCGGTTTTCTTTGGTTCGATATGGATTCAGCAACTTTCAAGATAAAGCTTTTTAGAAAAGATTATACTTATGCAACTTTGCCAGAAGTAACAACTTCAGATGTGATAAAAATTACAAATGTAATGAGAAAAGATAATACTGAGGTCGTGAATAGTGTTGAAGTCCTTTATACGGATAGATTCAACTTTGAGCAAAAATCAGTTAAGTATTCAGATGATGCAAGTATTACAAGTATTGGAATAAATAGAGACACGGTTAATATGCCATATTTGATGAATGCTGCTTATGCTAATAAGATAGCAATGCAGATCGTTTTAATGTCAATAGCTCAATTACATGGATTGCAGATAGAAGGACCTTTAGAACTTGATGAATATAATTCAGGTGATGTTTTCAACTTAACAGACAATAGAATTGGATTCGATAAAATAACAGTTCGGGTAATTGAAAAGACAAGATCCGAAAGCAATTCTGAAAGAATATCTTTAGCCGTTATTGAGGACTTCTTCGGAATTGGTGAAGGTGCTTATGGAACCGGAGATAATGAACCATCATACCCTGTATTGCTTGATGTTAAATACGAAGCTATAAGAGAAACACCGTACTTTATAAATAGAAGAACCGACCCGGACCCAGATTTAAGCCAAGGCGAATTATTGGGTAATATGATGGCTATGTGTTTTCAACCTAGTAATTATTTAGGATTTGGATTGCACTATAAATTACATGTTGATGTTAATTTCGAGCAGTATAGTTCAGGGTCTCGGTTTGCAGCAGTTGCCTTAATAGAATCCACAGGATTTAAAGATTACGTGTTAGATGTCGGAGATACATTACCGTTTGCGAGAGGTTCTTATCTTCTTGTTGACGATGAAATAATGTATGTTTATAATGTAGCTCCAAGTGAAATTTATGTTTATAGGGGAATACATGATACATTGCCAGCAGAACATGCAGCAAGTGCTGTAATTTATTTATTGACAATCGGAGCAACTACTGGATTTCAAGCATTCCTTAATGCTACTATTGATTCTATCTACGATTTTAAATTAGCAAGTGAAGCCATTTCAGGTTCGCAGAATCCACTAGATGCAAACACTAACAGCTTAACTCCTGAGAATAGATCAATTAAGCCTTATAATGGCGGTGGATTCAAAGTCAACACCTTAGATTATGACAATAGCGGAATTGTAGAAATTGGACTTGCTGTAACTTCTTTAATTGAGTGGACCTATAGAAACAGATTAGCTCAGTGGGATTGGAATTATATCAGTCAATCATACCCATCAATTACAAGCGAGCCAGGAGTTCTTTATAAGATTGAAATTTGGGATAGTACAGATACAACTTTAAAAAGAACCATTGATCTTATAAATTCAGATCAGTATGATTACACTACAGCAATGGAAGTTTCAGACTTCGGAACTTTATCCGATAAGATTGTTAAGTTAAGTTCTAAAAGATTAAAAGAAGATGGCGTAACATACTGGGAAAGTTATCAAGAATGGTCAATCGCTGTAAATAGAGTATAATATTAAAATTGAGGTATAAAATGGCAAACGCAGAAAACCAACACCCACAATATAAAGAGAAGTCACCGTATTACGATGAATGCTACGACCTTATTGAGAAAGGCGACCCTAAGACAGTAAAGGCGAAAAGAGATGACTACCTTTACAAGCTTGAAAGTATGACAAAGCCGGGTGAGCTTCAAAGCGAAAAGGCTTATAATATTTATCTACAAAATGCCGTATGGTATGATATTCCAAGCGATTCGGTAAGAAGTATTTCAGGCATTATGTTTGAAAAGCCTTCAACTTATAATTTACCTGTCTTATTCAAGCCGTATATTGATACTATCCTAAATACAGGGCAAGGGCTTGCATATCTCGAAAGCAATATCGGAGTTGAACAATTAACATACGGTCGTGTTGGATTGCTTGCAAGTACCGTTGATGATCTTCTAGGGCAAAAGCTTCCTGTAGTTTCAATGTATAATGCTAAATCAATTATTAACTGGAATCAAACCGTAATCAATGGCAAGATTGCCTACGACTTTGTATTATTTAAAATCAATACTCAGGTTTTCGATTCTGAAACATTTGAATACAGCGATGAAATAATTTATAAAGTTCACGGAATCACTCCAGAGGGTGCAGAATTTCCAGGCATTTATTATAGGTTAGAACTAAATGAAAAAGATTTTAAAGAATGCGATACCTACGTTAAAAGATTCTTGAAAGGTGTTGCAAATGGAACTTACATAGAACCGGAATATAAGGGCAAAAAGTTTAATCAAGTTCCTTTCGTTGCAATCAATGTAACTGATATTGATAGTGACTTGGAAGTACCACCTTTATATGCTCAAGTTGACCTTTCAATCCATGCTTATAACGGCTCTGGATGGTATGAAAAGAAAGTTGCATCACAAACATGGGCGTTGTTAGTTCGTGCCGGATTTGATATTGAAAAACTACCAGACACGGCTCTTAAATCCGATGGTGTTATTGATGCCGAAAATCCGGATGCAACTGCTGAATATATCACACCAAGTGCAGATGCTGTTACTTCAATAAAAGATAATAGAGATGACTTAATTGCAAAAGCTCAAGCTAAAGGCGTTGTTATCTCTGAAAAATCAGCCGTTGAAAGTGGCGTTGCACTTGAAAATAGAACACGGAATCAAACCAACGAATACAAAATACTTGCAATGACAAGAGTTAAAGGTATAATTCAAATACTTTATTTAATAAATAAGTGGGGAGGTTCTAAAGAAGAATCAAGCCCTGAGTGGATAGTTCCTTTCACTGAATTTTCAAAGACTGTTATAAATGCTGATGATCTTCTTAAAAGGGGGACGCTTGTAAGTGCTGGTCACTATACAAAACATGATCTTTATGAGTACTATAAACGTAATAATGAAACGCAGTTTAAAACATTTGAAGAATGGCTTGAAAATCTTGAATCAATGGACTTAGGAATATAATGCTAAAACCAGCTAACGAACTAATATATGAAGCACTTGTCAAGCATCAAGTTTATTTGCTTAGACTTATTTCAGGACAACAAACAAGCTTTCAAACTATGATAAATAAAGCAAATCCCGAACTTGCTTTTTTACTCAGTGAAACAATTCCAGATTTAACGGTTGGACTAAATAAAACTGCTTTAAAGAAATTCGATACATTCTCAAGAAAAATATATTCGTTAAGAGAAAAAACATTATTCGATCCATATCAAGATCAGTATTCTAAGGAACTTTTAAAGACCATTGAGAATGAAACAAAATATATGAAAGTTTTATACACAAATTCAGTAGGGATTGAAGAATGGACCGCAGCACTTCCAAAAACAAACCCGGTCAATCTTTTAAATTATGGAACTATTGACGGTAAAGTTTTCAATGAGTATTTCACCAATATTCAATATGGAGATTCACAAAGAATTATAAATACTGTAAGGACCGGATTAGTTCAAGAGAAAGCAGTTTACGAAATAGTCAATGATATAATCGGAACTAAAAGCCTAGTTTATAAAGATGGTGTTATAAATACCACTCGAAATATAGCGAATCAGTTAGTTCGTACCGTGTCAATGGGTATTTCTAATAATTCGAGATCAGAGTTCTATAAGGCAAATGATGACATTATAAAAAATGAAATTTTCACGGCTGTACTAGATGGCAGAACTACGGCAGAGTGCGGATCTTTAGACGGTCAAGTATTCAAGCGAGGTCAAGCACCAGTCCCACCACTTCACAGGCAATGCAGGTCTTTAATCCTTGGACAAGTTGACGGCATTGAATTACTCGGAACACGACCAACAATCACAGATACAAGAACGGCAAGAGTAAGAAATATAAACTTCAGAGCTGACGCAAAGGCTAAAGTTGGAGCCGCTAAGTGGAAAAAAATGTCAGTGCCAAAAAGAAACTCACTGATTAAAAACGAAAAGACTATCTGGTCAAAAGCTAATATCGGTAAAGTTCCAGTAAAAACAACTTACACGGAATTTTTAAAAAATTCTGATACAACTTTCCAGAATCAGGTATTAGGTAAAAAGCAAGCTGAACTATTCAGAAAAAGTGGGATGCCATTAAGCAAATTCGTTGATAGTTCGGGTATAAAATATAATGTTGACGAACTGTATTCAATATATACACCACTATTCAATAAATACAATATTAAAATATAGTTTGCAAATAAAAAAAGCCTCAACTAAGAGGCGATTTCTACAACAGATGAAAATAAACAGTCTGTAAATGACCGTCTTTTTTCCTTGTGTTATATCCACAAAACTACTCATCACTAAGCATTATATCCATGCTTATAAGTTCATCATTAAATTCTTGTTTTTCAATTTCCTTTATAACATCTTGGATTGCTTGATTGTATCCTGAAAGTTCAGCATCCATTAATTTCTTTACATTACCAGGTGTTATATACGCTTTTGTCAGTTTCATTTCATTTAATTTCTTAATCAATCTTTCCATCCTTTACCTCCGTAGTTTTTCAGTATAACATCAAAAAAATATCTATTTGTAAACAACATCTTTTTTCGTAGCGTTGTACGAAACTATTTTACTTTAATATTATTGTGTCTATCTTTTTATTGATATTTTTAAAGTGTATGTCTATTCTATCTTTTGTATTTTGGTTGGATTTATCTATCATAAAAACAATTATAATTGATAATACTCCGAGTGCTATCAATAAGATTACTCCAAGTGTTTCTATTCTTTCTTTTAATCCTTCATTTGTCATCTTATATTCCTCAATTAGTTTTAGTTTAGTTCCACATCGTACAACATCAACAAATATAAATACTGTAAACATCGTACTTTCTTTTTGTTGTAGCGTTCATATACAATCTAGTAATATATTACTTGAAAGTCAAGTGTTTTCTTTTTCATTGTGATAATATTTCTCCGTTGTGTTGTAAAATTCAATTAAAATTAGTATATTATAGTAATTAACCAAAGATAAAAAAAAGGGGTAACAGGATGTTTAAAAAGGCGTATGATAAGAAAGAGGACATACCAAATTCTGAGAGTGAATTTAAAGAAGTTGGTGGTAAATGGGTTTTAAAAGGAACTCCGGAAGGCTTTAAGGATGTTAAGGATTTTGAAGATCTAAACAAAGAAGTTAAAGACCTTACGAAAAGCAATAAGGAATTGACGACAAAGTTCAAACCTTTTGAAGATATGGACCACAAAGAAATCACCAAAGATCTTAAGGATTTTGAAATACTTAAAGCAAATGGATCGAAAAGTGATGAAGATTTTGAAACTAAATTTGATAAAAGAATGTTGATAGAGAAAAAAGAATGGGATAAGAAAGAGAAAGGTTACACGGACACCATTGCAGATCTTACGACAACAACTGAAAACCAAGCAAAGGCGACTATTAAAGGCAAAAGAAAATCAGTTATTGAAAAGCTTTTAATTGATCCTGACACTAAAGATTATAAAGTTCATGCAGCAGCAAGAGAGGATATTGATCTTTGGGGTGAAAAAAATCTTGAATGGAATGAAGAAAAACAAGCTTTCTACAATAAAGATGGTGTGGCTGCAAACGAAGCTTTTGACGAAAGGTCAAAGAATTCTACTTGGATGAAAGGAAGCACTGGAAATGGCGATAAGGGTGGGAGTTTTAATGGTAGTTCAAGCACAACCGCAGCAGATAAAAGAGAAGAACTTAATAAGATATTGAGTAATAAAGACGGTGTTTCACCAAAAGACCAAGTTTTAGCCGCTGGAATAGCCGCAGAGATAAGAACTTTAGAAGCAAAAGAAAAAGCATAGAATAAACAAAAGTATAACAAAGGGAGGTCTTAAATGGCTTTTAATTTCGGACCGATAACACAATACGATGATTCTGTAAGTATTGGTGATCCGGCAATCATGGTAGCTGCTCAAGCTATCAACATCGCACCAAACAAGGGTGCTTTTTATCAAGCCTGTATGGCTCCGACCGTAGCTTTAGATGAAGATATCTTTGAAGTCTACAACAGAACCAAAACAGCTAAAGGTGGAACTATCACAGAGGCACTTGATGATAGTGAAACCGAAGTAACATTTGACACAACTTCAATCACTGGATTAACAGTTGGCCACGTTATTCAAATTGGAACTGAGTGGATGTGGATTTCTGCTATAACAGCAGCACAGAGAGCAACTTATAAGGCAACAGTAGTAAGGGGCGTTGCAGGAACAACGGCTGCAGTTCACGCTGATAATGCTGTTTATACAGTTGAAACTCACGGAATTAACTCAACTGATACTTCAAATGTTGAAGCGAGTTTTGAATCAACTAAGAAGTACACGAATTATGCTCAGTTGTTCCTTGAAAAAATTGACTGGGAAAAAGAGCTTAAGATCCAAAGAAGAAAAGGTATTGAAGGTGCTTTGGCAGATCAAATAATCATCAATGAAGCTTCGACTAGAATAGCGGAATATCTTTCAAGAACTGCTATTGTAGGAAAGAAAGCAGTAGGTTCTAAAAGTACAAGTCCTTACTTCACGGCTGGACTTTTGCAACAGTTAGCTGATACATCTTCGGGTGGACGACCTACTCAAACTTATGCAGCCGGTGGAACTTTCACAGAAGATAAGTTTAAGGCAGCTTTACTTCAAATTGCGAAAGCTTCCGGAGATATGCCAGACACAGCTTGGATGTCATGGACTAATAAAAACAAGTTTGATGCTCTTTTAAATCCAACTGCAATAAATAACTATCAAGGTGCAAATAACACAATCGGTAATTCTGTAGGATTCTACGACTTCCAAGGTCATTTAGTCAATATCAGAATTGATGCTGATTTAACCGACTTCTATGTACCTATTGTGAAGCAAGATAAATGTTTCAAGCAATGGCATATTGACGATTCTTTGAAGCTTGTTGATGAACCTCAAACAAGTTCAAGAGAGTTTTCAAAGTCTATCCAGGGTAAGATTGGATTTGCTATTGAGAACGTAGGTTATGACCATATCCTTATGACAGGAACGGCAACCTAGGTAATATTCTAAGCAGGGGAAACCCTGCTTTACTTTTAATTTAGAAAGCGAGGTATATAGTGCCAAAGAAAAATGCGAAACCAAGTAAAAAAGAAACTATTAAAGAAACTCCGATAGTTGAAGAAGTAAAAACAGAAACCGAACCGATAAAGAAAGTTAAGAACCTTTTACTTTCATTTGATGGTGGTGGTTGGTGTGAAGAACTTAAAAAAAGTTATGAACCAGGGATTTATTCCTGCAAATCAGAAAATGAGTACAACGCATTAAAACAGTATGCAAATAAATAACTTCAAGCAGGGGAAACTCTGCTTTTTAATTTGTAATCAATAATTTTAAATAGAAGGCTAATCATGGCAAGATCAATGATTAAAAACGTAAATAGAATAATAGGAAACGCAAACAGACCCCAAAGAGGCACTTTAGTTCCTTTGACAAGATCTGCTGGTTCAGTTGTTAATGTAGATTTTGAAAATGATTTGCAAGTAGCGACTGAAGGTCAAACAGTATTTGCAGCAACATTCAATATAAATAATGTGTTTAAGGATAATGTTATTGTTACGGCTGGAATAACCGGACTGGGAACTTTATCAATTACTTTCGCAACTCCATTAACTTTAGGTGTTGAAGTTTATTTAACTGTATAGGTGAAATTATGAAAAGATTTTTATTACTTTTATTTATGGTATCATTTGTATTTGCTGGTGAATTTGCAAGTATATTTATGGTAGAAACTGATAGTACCAAATTCACAAGAGGGCTGCCAAAAAATACGCTTATCTATGACGAAACTGGCTATATAATGTATCATTTATTTTCTTATGCTGATACATCAAAAACCATTCTAACGGCTGATAGCATAGGTTATGCAATTACGATTGGTGATACGTCTTTATACGCTATAAACATTTCAAAAGCTTACACAGATGAGAGGGAAGGGGCTATTACTACGGCATATACTTTAATGGTAACGGACTCAACGCAATTCGCCATTGATAGCTTAAATGCTTCTTTAGTTAATCCTATTTCTAAAACCATTACTTTAACCGATACAACTAAAAGTCAACTAATATTTAAAAATCCTTCGACAAATAAAATATTAGGTTCTATGTTTACAACTTTTGGAATTGGTGGGTTTAATGGTGTTGAGATAAGTAACAATTATCACGATGGTACTGATTGGTATTTGGGTCATGCAGGTCGTGGTGAATGTATATTTATAAACGAAGGTGATTCTACATTTGGTGGGTGGTCAACTGACTATCAAAATGCTGCAGGATATGTTACAAACTGGGTTAATCCTTGGAAGTTTAATTTTATTACCGGTGATGCTGATTTTAACGGAGATGTAACGGTTGACGGTCACGTTCATAGTGAAGCTGATATGGCTACATTTGCAAGAGATAGTGCTTTCGTAATCCCTTCAATAAATACATGGCATACGGTAGGATTTAAAGATGTAAATAATCCAAATAACTCAGACCATTTTGCTTATAATGCAGATAGTACAGGAGTTATATATAGTGGTGCTATCAAAGCGGTTTTAGATTTAAGGGCGAAATTATATACATTTTGGGATGGTGGAAATACTGCTGCAGGTGCTTATTCAAGATTAGTTATTGGTAAACCTACAGGTAGGGTATATTCTAAGAATGGACAATTTTCGAAAACAGTATCAAGAACTCCACTAGATCAAAGTAGTCTAATTATAGATACACCTGTTTATGTAATGTCAGGAGATACTTTATTTATTCAAGTTTATATCACTGATTCAGATTTTAAGATACAACCACACTATGAACCATTTGAAAATGTAATTACAGGTAGTTTAGTTCTTAAATATTTAGGAAGTTGGTAATAATTTAAAATAAATCGAGGTATAAAGTGAGTCAATTTGAATTTACTTGTAAAAGATGCGGTGAAAAGTTCGGAATGGAAAAGCATCGTTGTAAACAGCCAAAAATTGAAAAGCCTGTTAAGGTTAAAAAGAAAGCTAAGAAATCTAAGAAGAAATAGGGTTTATGATCCGTAACCATAGGAACTAAATGCAAATGGCAAATGAAGCTTTATTATTCGAGAAAATAGATAAGATAAATGAGAAACTTTCAAGAATTGATAAGAAAGTAGGAATTATCGAGGCAAGAGAACAGCCTTCAAGCCTTTGTCGTGAGTTTATAAAGCAAGAAGATCACGAAACTATGATTAAGGGGTTTCCTAGCAAAGATGAAATTGATTGCATTAAAAAGGACCTGAAAAAGAAAGTTAGCTACTGGGCTGTTGGGAAAACATTTGGTAGTATTGGTGCAATATTAACCGTCGTATTGACAGTAATGAGAATTTATAAAGGATAAAAAAATGAATAAACTCACAAACTTATTATTTTTCTTAATTGATCCACTTAGAAATATAAAAGAACTAAAAGCATTTAGAGGCGTAATGGTGGTTTATATTACTCTTTGTATGCTGATAGGTCATGGAATTGTAGAAGTCGCTCAGGTTTACGTTCCTTTAGCATGGCATAAGGTTTTTAAAGAGCAAGTAATGGAAAAGCCTATTCCTGTTACTAAAATCAATTCAGACCTTCCAGAGATTGAAAAGGTAATAACTGAATGATTTCTACAAAGCAATATATTGAATGGATGAGACTGCCTGACTGGACCATAATAAATGATCCTAACATTCACGACTGTGAAAATTCCAATGGAGATTATTACTACGTTGAAAGAATGTATGCAAAAACTCCGAACGGAATTATATATGTAGAAGCTGAAAAGGTCGTCAACGGTGCGTCAATACCATGGATTGCTCAATGTTTAATACCAAAGTCAGGAAAGCACAACAGGCCGTCAGGTTTTCACGATGCAGGTTATGAAGACGGAGGTTTTCACATGCTTATAATGGGTTTTGATAATAGGATTATTGATAACGTATTTATTAAGCTCAATCAAAAGGAAGTTGATACTCATTATTTAGAATTTATGAAGTCTCGGAAAGTTAAAAAGTGGAAAAGAAAAACCGAATATAGAGTATTGAGAATGCTTGGATGGTATAAATGGAATAAATGCAGAAAGTTAAATTCTAGATAGGTTGTAAAATCATAATAAAATTTGTATATTTATGTTAGTTCGCTTCTTGAAAGCATACTAATACCCCGCAGTTAAAAAGGCTCTTAGAAATAAGGGTCTTTTTTTACTTGACAAAGAAAGATTTATTTATTAACTTAGTAACTCATTCATTTGTTTCTCTTATATTAAAGGCTCTGGCTGTAATCAGGGTCTTTTTTATTTGCCTAAAAATAATTAAAATAAAACTTGACTTTCAAGGATTTTATAGTTATCTTTGCTTTCAGTTACAAATAACTAAACAGAGGGGATTATGGAAAGAAAAGACGGACCATGTAGGTTAAAGGTGCTTGAAACAGGTAGAACTTTCAAGTTCGATACGATTACTAAAGCTTGTGAACACTTAAAAACAAACGCAGGAACTATCTTAGATTGGTTCTGGAGGTGGGAAAAGAAAGGACAACCACAAAAAATTTATACAGATAGGAAAAAGAGATTTACAATTACTAAAATTTAACTGTAGGGGTACAGTATGCAAAAAGTAAAGTATGAAGACAATTTAGCTCAAGAAGTAAGATCAAAGTCAATCGGTGGATCTGATTCAGCTGTTATTATGGGTATGAGTGATTTTTCAAGCCCTATTGATTTATGGCTTGAAAAGACCGGTCAAGTAGATCCTAAAGATTTATCTGATAACGAATCTGTTAGATGGGGTAATTTATTAGAACCTATTATAGCTTCTGAGTTTGCAAACGTAACAGGTAAAAAAATAAGAAGAAACAACTATGTTTTATATAGCGAAGAGTATCCTTTCCTTTCGGCAAATCTTGATCGTGAAATAGTCGGAGAAGATGCTGGTCTTGAATGTAAAAACACAAATGAATATATGCTTGAAAAATGGGAAGGCGATGAAGTGCCAAAGGCTGCACTTTTTCAATCTCAACATTATATGATAGTAACAGGAGCTTCAAAGTGGTATGTTGCCGGTTTAGTTGGGGGTAATAAATTAAAACATAGTGAAGTTCCAAGAGATGAAGAACTGCAAGGAATGATGATTAAACGATATATTAAATTTATGTGGCACGTAGAAAATAAAATACTTCCCGATGTTAAAGAATTTGGTGCGAAAATGAGCAAGGAATCCATGAAGGTTCTTTTCCCTGAGAGCAGAGATGAATCTATTGAGCTGGATTGTGACGCAAAGATAGCAAAAATCAAATCCAACAAAGAGCTAATCAAAGATTTAAAAGCTGATAATGAAAAGTCAGCAGGCGAAATCATAGTTAAAATGGGTGAGTTTGGAATCGGTCTTACTTCTAATTTTAAAATAACTTGCAAATATCAAACTGCTAACAGAATTGATTCAAAGCGATTAAAAGCAGATAAACCGGAGATTTATAAGGAATATTGCAAAGAAAGCAGTTCAAGACCTTTTAAAATTAAAGCGATAGGTTAATTATGTATTCAGGAATGATAACAAAATCAAGAAAGTTCAAACTTGGAACTAAAATAGATAATTTAGATAGATTATTTCAGGTATTGACTAAAAGAGATCGTGTCTACGCAAGAAATAGAGTTTATTGCACTTCGTTCTTTTATTCTTGGAATATCAGGTTATTAAATAAATGGCTTGTTAATGGTTGGTTTTGGTATGTTGAAAAGATAGAGGCTGAATAATGCCAACTATAACGCTAAGATCTGGAAGGGAAAGAGTGATCACAGAGGAAGAGCTTGAACATCTCGAAAAGCACATGCTAGAGCGTCCGAATATTGACTTCTGTGCAATAAGAAGGCGTGTAAGACTTTCAAAGCTAATAAGAGTGAGCGAGATTGCTTATATAGAGTAACGCTACGAAAAAAGATGTTGTTTACAAATAGATGTTTTTTGATGTTGTATTTTGGTTTAGCTGTAAACTTAAAATTTAAAAACTAGGAGTGTAAAAATGACTGATATGTGCAAGGAAATATGTGGATTAATGCACGGATGCAATGTTGAAGATTGTAAGATAGTACAGGAGCATACGCAGAAATTAAGACAGAACTTGTTAGAAAAAGAATTACTAATAGAGAAACTACGTAAAAAACTGAGCAAACATGATAAAGATTAAATTTTATCAGCTAATCTGTAATACAATGGTTATTAAAAAGGTGATACGAAGTTTACAGTAATGTCATTTTTAATTTGTTATACCCATCGGAAATGAATAGTAAAAACATAAAGGAGTTAAGGTGCATAAAATAAAGTCATATAAAAATGGTATTAAATACCACTTCAACAATAGAAGTGTTGGGGTATTTGAGAAACCAAAAAATTCTAAAAGTGACGGTGCTGCATGTATATTCGATATAATGGATGGTGACATAAGTCCAAGAACATCACATACAATATTAAAAGGTAAAGCTGTAAGAACTTGTATTAGATTAAGTGACGATGCCTTGATAAGATTGGTTTCGGGGATTAAAGAACACTTTAAAAGAGTGGGAAAAATTAAAGGGAAATAGTTGGGATATAACGGAGATGAAAAAAAGTGATTGCAGTTTACAAATTATCATTTTTTAATTGTTAGTAGATGTGAAAATAAATAATAAATTAGGAGTAATACATGAACTACGAAGAAACTAAAGAACTTGAAATGAATGTAAAAATAAAAAAAGAAGTAGATGAAGTATACAGTAAATTTCTAAAAAATATAAAATTAAAGCCTGAAAATTATAAAGGTGATGGAAGATTTTTATTTTGGAATGACACTCACAATTCAACTTACTTTAAAATTGACAAGGATGTATTTATTTATGAGTGTAGATTTCTTCACGAAACTTACAATATTACTGTAACTAAAACTGATCTTTTTAACTACATTAAAAATAAATACAGAGGTTACGATCATTTTAAAACCGCAGTGCAAGGACAATAATTTCTACTAACACAAGGAAAAAGGACGGCTGTAAGCTGTCTATTTTCATAAGTTGTAGCAAGAAACAAATAAATAAAAACACTTGACTTTCAAGTAAACCTGAATTAAATTATATCAAATAACAAAAGTGAGGTCGGTATGGCAAATAATGAAAGTGCAAAAAACGCGCTAAGTCCAGCGAAGCAAAAAGAGCAAAGAGTCGCAAAGGTAATGAAAAGCATGAATACGATGCTTAAAGAAGCATTGCCAAAAATGATTACACCGGAAAGAATGATCAGAGTATGTTTAACTAATTTTAGGTTAAATCCTAAGTTGTTAAATTGTGACGAAGGGTCGATAGTCGGTGCTGTGATACAATCTGCACAGTTAGGTCTTGAGCCTATAATGGGTCATGCTTATCTTATTCCTTACGGTCAACAATGTCAATTCCAAGTTGGATATAAAGGAATGATACAATTATTCTACAGATCTGAAAGTGCAAAATCTTTAGAAGCTAGAGTAGTTCACGAGAACGACTATTTTAATTATGAGTTCGGTCTTGAAAGTTCTTTAGTTCATAAACCCGCTAAAACAGATCGTGGCGAACCAATAGGTTACTATGCAATCGCAAAGCTTAAAAGTGGAGCTATGGGGTTTGACTACATGACTGCTGATGAGATTGACAAACACGCCAGGAAATATTCGAAGTCAGTTAATAATGGACCGTGGAAAACAGACCGTCCACAAATGGCATTAAAAACGATCATTAAGAGAGTTTTGAAATATATGCCTTTATCTATTGAAATGCAGAACGCAATGGACGCAGATGAGACTGTTAAGTCATTTAGCTCAGATATTGAAGATATGTTTGACATGAAAGGCGAAGAGATAAAAGTTGAACCTGTTGTCGAAAACCCAAATGATGAACGCACAATCGTAAAGAAGCCAGTCAAAAAAGAAGTTATCGAAGAGGCTAAAACTGAAGAGATAGAAAAGGAACTTTCAGAACTCGACAAGGCTATAGTTGGCAATAATATGAAAGAACCGTCAAAAGCTGAATTGTTTAAAATAGTTCTTGAAGAAAACAAAGTCAGTGACGAAACTCTAATTAAATTCATGAACGAATCTGAAAACATCAAAGTTTCGAGAGCTTCAGCAGTTTACACTAGCTTAGATTTTGCAAGCTTTAGGAATAAGATGGTAACAAATCAAGACGAGCTTAAGAAATTACTTGTATTTAACAATAAATAATTTATAGGCTCTTCGGAGCCTTATTTTTAATCAAACTGTGGGGACAGAACAAATGGAAAACCAATTTATTGATAGAGAATATCCAATAGTAGAGCAACCCAAAGAAACTGAACTTTCAAAACCTTCAGAAAAAAGTATCAGCGAAGTAATCGGTAGAAGTGGTAGAAATATAATTGAAAATAGTTGTTTTGATCTAATGCCAGATCCTGACAGAACTATCAAAGCAGAAATTGAGCTTAGGCAATTTAACGGCAGGAACTTTATACATTTCGTATGTGAGGACGGTGAAGAATGTTTAATCCACGTTGACACACTTGAATTCTCTGAGACTGTTAATAAATTTTGTAACGAAAAGTTTGAGGCGTAAACAATGGAAGAGTTAAAGTTAAGGATTTGGGATAAAACGTATAAAAGATTTATCTATGTAGATGAATTGATGATAGATTTTTTAAAAGATGATAATGATGTTTTGCAACCTAAAGTAGTATTTAGAAATGATACTTTTGAAGGTCATTGTGGGTTGGGTGGATATGATGGTGCTGAATTATCAGTTGGGTTAAAAGACAAGAATGACAAAGAGATTTATGATGGTGATATAATTAAATATATCTCATTTACTTGTGAAGTTGAATATAAAAATGGAAGTTATATAATGTTTTGCAGGAAAGGCGTAAAAGGTCATTTTAGGTTTACTGATATGGGTATGAATTTACTTGAAGTAATTGGAAATATACACGAAACACCTGAACTATTAAAGGAATCTTAGATGTTCAAGCAATCCGAATACGACAAAGTTAAGAAGGATAAAACAGAGCTTCATAAGTACGCTTTAAAGATCAAAGCAAACGGAGTAATGACTTTATACAGACCAGCTGTAACCGTTGACTATTACTATGTTGACGGTTTGCCTATGGTCCATGAAGTTAAGAAGCGAGACTATAGAGATAATTCAATATTCAATTCTGGACGAACCAAAGAAAGTTCTGAGTATTTCAAAATGAATAAAAGGCAACTCGATTATTTGGTTAAAGCAAAGTTCATGTTTCAACGTGACAGGGATGTTTTCCTGAGATATTCAGTTGCAAGAGAGCGAATCTACAATATGTTAATGCTCAAGATGAAAGAATGCCTGGGAGAATTTCAGTTGACGGTTTGCAAGTTTGGGAAGCTATTCAAAAGAGAATTTGTTTTAAATGAATGTAAAAGACTGGGGATTTAATGATAACACTACCAAAATCAAAGCAAATGAATTATATAAGCTTAGAAAACCACTACAAGAAAGCCCCTACTCCTGAAACCCGATGTTGTAAATGCCTAAACAAAGTTAAAGATGTTGACCGTGGATCTGGATATCGGTGTCCGTTACTGAAAAGGGCAATAATGACAAGTTATACTTGTGATCTAAACAGTCCAGAGCCTGTTAAATCTAAAGAAGAAAAGAGGCTAACCAAAGAGCAATACAACAGACAATATCAGTTAATGCTTAAGCTTAACAGAGAATCGAAGGCAACATTAAAGCAACTGAGTAATATAAAAAACCCTATCAATATTAAGTGTAAGTGTATTGAAGAGTATATACGCAGAGGTCAATGTAAAAGGGATTCATTCAAGATCAAAACAACCGATAATTTATACTTTAGAATGGAAGAAAAAATATATGGATTCAAAAGAAATATTTTTAAGTTGGTAGGTGAACGACTTGTATTTCTTAAGGGATTCAAAGAAGCTGAATTTAATAAGTATTTTATCATAGGATAGCCCATGCAAGAGATAATAATCAGGGCAAAGTATTACAATTTTCACCGGACCGAAAAGTTTATAAAATTAGTTCGTGAACTGATCACAAAATACCGATCAATCGCAGAAGCTGAAAATATAACTAAAGAATATAATGTTTATATCGGTCCCGGTTCTTGCCCTATTTGTGAACTTGCTCACATATTTCAAAAGCACTCTTGCCTTGCTTGTCCTATTTGGATTGTAACAAATAAAATGTGTGTTGAACATAAAAGCTATGAAGATTTAACGATCGTGTCAACTCAAAGCACAAAAAGGCATCTCAAGATAAGATTTTTAAATAACCGCATAAGCTTTCAACTCCATATTTTAAATAAACTCTTGGAGCTTAGAAAGTATTATTATGAAGAAAAACAAAGGAACAAATGATGGAATGGAAATATATAAAACTTTTAAGAACGAAGAAATTTACTTTAATAATAAGAAATCATAAAAGCCCTTACATAATGCTAGATCGCTCAAGTTCGATATACAGAGGTCTTGGAGAAATAGGTATCGGAGCTTTCGGAATTTATTTAATAATAATTTGGGGTTTATAATGTCTGTAAGATGCACAAATACAACTTGCCCTCAACGAAAAAACTGTGAACGCCCAGACTATAAAGACGAAAGTCATATTAAAAATGAAGCATGGTTTAACTATGAAAGTAACGAAGCTCAGAATCATCCATGTTTTAAGCAAAAGAAAACACTTGACAAATAAGTATAATTTTATTACTATTCTCAAAAGGTCGGAAACCTAAATGAAAATTCAAAGTAAACATAGAAAGCTGAGAGCCACAATCCGACCCGCATTTTTTGCGGTGGCTCTCTTGCTTTTGTAGGAGGTCGGTGAATGGACTACCAACAATTCATAGAAAGTAAACAACATTCGAGTAGTGAGTATGGAATTGATCTTACTTATTTACCCAAAGGAATGTTTGACTTTCAAGAGTATGTAACCAAATACGCAGTTAAAAAAGGTCGATGTGCTGTATTCTTAGACACTGGACTAGGTAAAACAATAATTGAGTTAACGGTTGCTAGGAATTACAACATTCAAAGCAATAAACCTGTATTGATTATTACACCTTTAGCGGTTGCACATCAATTTATTAAAGAAGCTGAAAAGTTTGGAATTGATGATATTGAGTATTCAAAAGATGGGTCTTATAAAAGTAAGATTGTAGTTTGTAATTATGAAAGGTTAGGTAATTTTGATTATAATGATTTTGACTGCGTTATACTTGACGAAAGTTCAATTCTTAAAAACTTTGACGGAGCTATTAAGGGACAAGTAACAGCATTTCTAAAGAAAGTTAAATATAGATACTTATTCACAGCAACGCCAAGCCCTAATGACTTTATAGAATTGGGAACTTCAAGCGAGGCTTTAGGATATTTGGGCTATATGGAAATGCTTAGGATGTATTTTGGCAATAATGAGAATAATATACGACCTCAAGAAATAGCTTGTAAATGGTATCTTAAACCACACGCTAAAGAGCAATTTTTTAAGTGGGTTAGCTCATGGTCAATATCAATGAGAAAACCTTCAGATTTAGGATTTAGTGATAAAAGGTTTATACTTCCTGAATTGATAGTTAATTATCACAGTGTAAAAAATAATAGAAACTTTTGTATTGATGGTCAATACATGATGTTCAATCAAATAGCCAGATCAATGGGAGAGGTTAGAGAAGAACAAAAACTAACAATAGAAAGTCGTTGCATAAAAGCAGTTGAATTAGCTAAGAATTATGACACTTCAGTATATTGGTGTAATTTTAATAAAGAAGGTGATTTATTAAATGAACTTGACAAAGATGCTTATCAAGTTAAAGGATCAATGAATTTAGATAAAAAAGAAGAAATGTTGTTAAATTTCTATGACGGTAAAATTAAGAAGTTAATAACCAAACCTAAAATGACTGCATTTGGTTTAAACTGGCAACATTGTAATCATACCGTTTACTTTCCTACTTGGAGTTATGAACAATATTATCAATCAATTAGAAGATTTTGGAGATTTGGACAAAAAAAAGAAGTAACGGTTGACATGGTTCATTCAGACGGTCAAAAAAGAGTAATTGATACATTACTTTTAAAGACTAAAAAAGCTATTGAGTTATTTGAAATGCTTAACAGTAATTTGCACAGTGATTATATAAAAGTGTCAAAAAATAAATCATTCAATAAAGAAGTAAATAAACCAAACTTTTTATAGGGGTATAAAATGGTAAAAGAACAGAAAACAACTGATAAATATGCAATCTATAGTGGTGATTGCATGCACGTACTTCCAACACTTGAAGAAAATAGTATTGATTTAAGTGTTTACTCACCTCCATTCGCAGGACTTTACAACTATTCAAGCCATGAAAATGACTTTAGTAATTGTGAAAGTAAAGAACAATTTTTAGAGCAATACGAATTTTTAATTAAAGAGATTGCAAGAGTAACAAAGCCTGGAAGAGTTACGGCAGTTCATTGTCAAGATATTTTAACAAATACAACAGCTCATAATCTTTGGGACTTTCCACACGAAATAATTAAGTTGCATGAAAAATATGGTTTTCATTATAGAAATAGAATTACAATCTGGAAAGAACCTTTAGAAGTTAGAATGAGAACTATGGTAAAATCCTTAATGCATAAAATGATAGTTGAAGATAGTTCAAAAGTATTTACGGCAGTTCCGGATTACTTATTGATATTTGTAAAAGCAGGAGAGAATAAAGTACCAATAACACATGAAAACGGATTGATTGACTACTATGGTTCAACTCCAATGCTTCCTGAAATGGAACGTAAATATGGATCTTTTGAAGATGTTAGAAAAAAATGGTTTGGATGTAAAGATCAAAAAGTAAATAAATTAAGTCATATAATTTGGCAGCGTTACGCTTCGAGTGTTTGGGATGATATAAGGTCAAAAAATACTTTACCATTTAGAGATTCAAAAGAAGAAGATGATGAAAAACACGTACACCCTTTACAGCTTGATGTTATAGGTAGAATCGTAGAATTATACTCAAATAAAAATGAGGTTGTATTAACTCCGTTCGCAGGTGTTGGTAGTGAAGTTTATATGCCTGTTAAGCTAGGTCGTAAAGCTATTGGTATTGAGTTGAAAGATAGTTATTATAAGCAAATGGTAAAACATATGAACACTTGTGAAGAGCAATTAAAAGTAGAAAATCCGAGCTTATTCTAATGAAACCTATCAAAAACATATCTTGTGTAAAATGTAAATTCCATGCTGTGATAAATCAGCATGGTTGCACGAATGAAAATTGTAATCTTAAAGAAAATTTTATATTCAGTTCAGATAATAAGACAATCGACGCTCAAATAGAGCTTGATAAAGATGATCAAGAAATTGCAAGGATAGAAAGAAGAGATCGGAAAAGAGCTAGAGTAAAAGCTAGATATAAAAGGATAAACCACGGCAAAAACTTTGTAAAGACTTGGAAAACTAAAGAGGTGAAAACGTGAAAACAGTTGAAGAAATAGCAAAGGGTATTTTCCTGAAAAATTACGGATTGAAAGCAGTCATGGCAACGAAGTTATCTAAAAAAGTTGCGAAGATATCCGGTGAAGATTATGATAAAGACGAAATAAAGGTGGCTTGTAGACAGATATTCGAGCCTTATAATGATGTGAATGTTTAATGGAGACGAGTAAAAGTGTTCGTAGTTTACAGAATGTTGCTTACTTGTAGTTAGCAGATGTGAAAATAAATAATAAACTAGGAGAGTGATAATGTATAAAAGTTTAAGAGTATCTAAAAAATGGTGTATTGATATTTATTGCTACAAGAATAGGATAGGTATTAAGTTAATAACTAAAAATTCGAAAGAATATGGTATGTGTTTACGAACAGATGGAGTATCTATAGACTGCGGGATGAATACTAAATATTACTACTATAGATCTAAGCAACAATAATTTCTACTAACACGGAGAAAAATCTTTTTCTCAAGTTAAAATAAACCAATGGAGATAAAATGAAGTTTGAAGAATTTACAGGAATGATAAAATCAGTTTCAACAAAGAGTTCAAAGGTTTTAATGAATGATGGCAGTAAGATCAATGAAGGGTCTTATATTGTTACAATCGCAACAAATAGTATTGAATATGATAATATGGATGATTTTAATCCGGTCATACGTGAAATATTGCAAGCCGTCGAACCGATGCCGTTTAAGGTCGTGAATTTTGGCGAAATGATGATTGAAGGTCTTAAGGTTGGAATTATTGGAACTGATGACAATGGAGACTACGATCGAGAAGGAATTACTTCATTTGCAAAGATTAAAAACTTGTCTATTAAAAATAATGAAAACATTCCTGAGTGGAATATCTGCTTAGAATTACCCAAAGAATGTAACGGCAGATATTTTCTGCAGAACCTAAAATCTAGGGTGTTAGTTCAATTTGAAAAAGATGCTACGTTGTTATAATGTATAGCCTAAATTAACTACTTAACTAAAAAAGTGTTATATTGTACGTATGCCTGAAAAGAAAAAGACAAAACCGAAGACTAAGCCAAAGACTAAGAAAGTTCCTGAAAAGGGAACTAAGAAAAAGGTGTCTAAGAAGCCTAAAAAGCGTACTGCTAAGAAAAAAATTAAAGTTTATGATCTTGTTGAAGTGAAACCCATGGAAAGAGGTCGTCCAGAAAAGTACACTTTTGATTATTGTTTAGGTGAAGTTATACAGATATTTGACGAGCTTTATTGCGAAAAATCAAAACACCTATTTATCCAGGATTTAATCAAATACAAGCCTTACTCAGTTCAAAGATGGTCTGAATGGAAAAATAATAAGAAGTTTAAAGAACACCCTAAATATAGTGATTTTTCGGAAGCTATTAAAAAGATTGAAGATGAATTAAAAAATAGATTGATAACCGTAGGCATATCCGGACAAGCTAATTCAACAATGTCAATATTCCTATTAAAGGCAAATTATGGATTAAGAGACGGCAATAATGAATCAATGAGAAAACCAGTTGAAGTTGTAGAACCTAAAGCTGAAGAACTAAAAGATATCAGTGAAGAAATGACAGATATTGAGGCAGGCAACGCGTATAAGGATATGATAAAACAAACGAAAGGGGAATAGAATGGCTGAAAAGAATGATCTTGCAATAATAACACAATATATAAAAAGACAATATCCTGATCTTATTTATAGAATTGACATAGGTGCTGATGTTAAACTTTCAATCGGTCAAGCAAAGAAAAATAAAGCTTTACAAATGGCCAAGCGTGGTTATCCTGACATATTCATACCGAAAGCTAAAATGATTGACGGATTCCTTATTTATGGATGTTACATCGAGTTGAAAGCTACCGGAGCAAAGATATACAAAAAAGACGGCACACTAAGGAAAAGCGACCATTTAGCAGAACAATCAGAAATGCACAAGAGATTGAGAAAAGAGAATTACTTTGTAGAATTTATAATTGGATACGCTGAAACAATTAAATTTATAGATTGGTGGATGAAATTTTAACCAGGGGGTTGGTATGAAGTATTTAGTATTAGTAGTAGCATTGTTTTTATTAGTATCATGTAGTACAACAACAGACCCAGTAATAAGATACACCGGAATAATTAAGTACGGCGGTAAACTTGCAATTTGGGATCTTCAAGAGATTGCTTCAAACACTCAGGATATTCATAGTATTAGTATCATGTTTGATAATCATTCAGAGTTTGACGGTATTTATACTTATGACGAATCATTGCAGG